GTTCTGAGTTCAGTGGTTCGAGTCTACGTCAAGAAGAGATTCGTTCCGACACTGAACGTTTCGGCTCGTTATGAACTTGACTTCTCGTCCGAACTGTATACATCACCGACCGAGGAATCAGTCATTAAGTCCTCAACACTGTTTACCGTTGACGGAAATACTTGTCGACTTCGAGATATTCGTAACACTGATGGTTCAAGAACGGTTCAGATCGTAACGGGTCAAGGAGCGAACACCGAGGTGATCGTGGCGAACGCCGGATTCGTTTCTGGTACCAAGGTGATTCTTACCGCATTCAATCCCTCGAACTTTCAGGGTAACTTTATTGAGGTCGAGTGTATTCCTGACTCAAACGATATTGCATCAATTCGAAATAATCTCTTGACGATTGACGATGATGATACATCGGTTCAAGGAGAGATTGATTCGATTGCGGCAGGTAAAGAATTCTCAGGCGTAAGATATAACACAGTATCACGACATGAATAATAATAAGATCTCTCCACATATCTCTGCTCTGGTCGATTCTTTCGTACCAGAACATCTGAGAGCAAACTATCCAAAGCTGATTGAGTTTGCCAAGGCTTACTTTAACTTTCTTGAGGATAGCAACAAGGCATCGTACTATCAGAACACTTTGCCTCAGCAGGTGGATGTGTGGCAGCAGGAACAACAGTTTCTTGCTCGTATTCAGAAAGAGATCGGTCTTTATGTTCCTCGTGAGTTTGCGGTTACACCAAAAGTATTTTATCAGAAGGTCGTTGAGCTGTATCGATCAAAGGGTTCCGAAGCAGCGATCATTACCTTCTTTCAGTTATTTCTAAATGATGTAGCAGAGATCTATTATCCCTGGGAACAGGTTCTGATTCCATCCGATGGTCGCTGGATCGTTGAGGATAAACTTCGAGTCTCTATGCTGACCGGAGATCCTGATGATTTCGCTGGACAAATTATTAAACAGGTTGATTCTGATGCGACCGCAAAGGTTGATAAGGTTGAGCGTCGAGTCTACTCTGACGGAATCATCTATGAACTGACTCTGGTGAAGGGTACACAGGCAGGTACCTTTGAGTCGGGAGAAACGATCTCTGCGGTTGGTGGAGTCTCGGCCGAGATCTATCGATCCGTCTCTGGATTCAATATCGTAAGTGGCGGTACGGGTTATCGTCCTGGTGATCGAATTCGTGTTGATGGATTCGAAGGATTCTCGTTTAATGCATTTGTTTCCTTTGTTGATCCAAACGGTGCGATCACTGATATTCGTATCTCTAACTATGGAGCAGGAAACACACCTCAGCACGTAAAGGACGCAAACACCTCAGAGATCTTTTACTTTGAGGACTTTGCTCTGTATCAATACTCTGATGATACTCTGGCGCTATCGCCTACACTTGATATCACAACAACGAATGGATCCGGTGCGAGTATCTCTCTTCTCTTTGATACGGTCGTCACGACTGGAGGCGAGTATCTTGGAGTCAAGGGTCAACTCTCAGAATCAATTGTTCTACAGGACTCAAACTTTTATCAAAAGTTCTCGTATGAGGTATCAACAAATTACTCCACGAGCATTTGGCTTGATGGTCTAAAAAGAACAGTTCACCCTGCGGGTATGGCGGTCTATGGTAATATTCGAATCAACGAACAGGCTGATAACTCGATTCAATCGAATGTAATATATACTGCATTAACATCACCAAGTGAGTATCAGATTCTTGAGCGTCCACTCCTTAAGAGTACGCCACTTGGATTTCGACAGGACTACACGATTCAGACTGAAGTGTTTTTTGCCGAAGCATATGTTGGTACCGAAGACTTTAATCAAACATTCACTGATGTAACCGAATCAAGGTCGCAAGGTTTAACAGACGAAGTAATCGTTTCACAGGATTAATCAAAATGGCGAGCAGTTTATCCACAAAGTTTCAATATAGAAATGCAAGGGCTTTAGTCAGAGCGATTCAAAGCGATGATTCAAGTTTTTATATGTTCTATGGTCGAACCAAACCTTGGGACGATGAAGAGAATCCACCGACTCCTGATAACTCGTTACAATCCGAGTATGATGCATGGCATGATATGACCGCTCTGAAAAAGATTGATCTTCAGGATGTTCGTCTAGGTTTTCGTAGAGTGGATTGGGCAACAGGTACCGTGTACTATGAGTATCGTGAAGATGTTGATCTGACTGATAAAGACTTTTATGTCTACACCGATGAGAAAAAAATCTATAAGTGTATCTCAAATAATAACGGAGCCGCATCGACCATTAAGCCAACACACACCACGAACGCAATCACTGCCGAAGCGGATGGATACAAATGGAAGTATATGTTTACACTTTCGGACTCACTGCTTCGTAAGTTCTTTGTTCCAGGTTATCTTCCGATTGATGAGAATGAAACCGTTGTGAACAATGCGGTGCCAGGATCAATCGAAAACATTCGTATCTCTGATGCTGGAAGTGGTTATTCAACAAGCACAACGATTCCAGTGTTTGTTGGAGGAGATGGTGTAGAGAACTCAACGGCAAGAGTCACTCTTACTTCAGACGGTGGTGAGATAACTCAAGTAAGTATCGCCGATGGTGGATCAGGTTATCCATACGCACCAGAGACCGACATCCCTGTTGCGATTCGTCAGGTAGGAGCAAACGGCGCGGTTGAGACTGCATATGCATTAGTTGATACCGATGTGAACGGTGCTGTATCATCGATCTCTCTCGTGATTGGTGGCTCAGGATATACTGCTGGTGATGCATTCATTGTTCAGTCATCCTGCCAAGCTCTTGCGACTACTAACGGATCCGGTGTAGTGACTGACGTAGCGATCTCAACCGGAAGATCCGGCGAAGGATTTAGAAAAGCAAGGGCAGTCGTTGTTGGTGAAAGCTCAAGTGAAGCAAGTCTTACGCCAACCATCTCACCGTTCACTGGTCATGGCGGATCTCCAGAACGTGAACTCCTTGCAAGGTTTGCTTTACTTAATCTAAGATTTGCCTATGACGAAGGAGAAGGTGACTTTACTGTCGAAAACGATTTCCGTCGTATTGGTGTAATTGAGGAACCGCTTAATTATGGAACTGAGACAAAATCAAGTGCACAGACTCTTGATGCAAAATACAGAATTACTTTGAACGAATCAAACGTTGCATTTACCGAAGATGATACAATTATTGGCGAAACGAGTGGAGCGATTGGATTACAGGTTGATCTATTCGAATCCGATAAACTTAGATTGATCAGAGATGATGAAGTCTCAAACTATATTGACTTCGTTGTCGGTGAGACCGTCAGAGGTCTATCATCAGGAGCAACAGGAACGATTGCATCAATTGCGAATCCTGAGGTTGAGCCTTATTCCGGTGATATTTTGTTTATAAATAATCGTGAAGCAATTACTCGACGCAATGATCAAATCGAAACAATTACATTAGTGCTGGAGTACTAAGAGGAACACAATGGCAGATTTCAATACCGCACCTTACTTTGATGACTTTGACGAGGCGAAGAAATTCCTTCGTGTTCTCTTTCGTCCTGGATACGCTGTTCAGACTCGTGAGCTGAATCAAGCTCAATCAATTCTTCAGAATCAACTCTCAAGATTTGGTCAGTCCATCTACGAAGAGGGTTCAGTCGTTGTTCCTGGACAGATGACGATTCTTCGTCGTGCGTCCATTAAGGTTAATCCAACGATTCAAAAAATTGAAACAATCTCTGGTACTGAACAGACACCAACAGATATCTCTGCAACGGATACTCCAGCTGCTGCAGCGCTAATGATTGGTAAGACCGCAACAGGATTTGGTGTAGAGGGTGCTGCAGCTTCCACGAGTGGTATCAATGCTTTGGTTCGAGCATGGCAACCTAGGGATACTTCAGTCTCTCCTGAGATTCCTCAAGGGTTTGTGATTGAGTATACATCTGCTGCAGATAATAACACTAAGACATTATTCGATCCAGAAGAAAGAGTTCGAGTAAAGGTAAGTGAGACTGATGCAGAGAACTTTATTGAGTATCAGATTAAACTTAGACCAGCAAATGAAAATCCAAACGCGACTGCTTCATTTGCCGAAGTACAGCGCGGAATCTATTTTCTAAGAAACAATTTTGTTCTTGTCGAACCGCAAGTCACAATCATTAATGCATATGATACAACAACTCCTGCTTCGGTTGGCTTTACAATCGCTGAATCATTCGTAACTCCTGAGGAAGATAACTCACTCAACGATAACGCCAACGGCACGTTTAACTTTTCTGCTCCAGGTGCTCATCGTTATAAAATTGAAGCAACGATTACCTCAAAAGAAATCGTGGTGAATGTTGATTCTGACGGTAACGAAATATATGTAGCCGACACTGATGATCCGAACTACATTGAAACGATGCAGTTCACAAACGGCGTAATGCAGGAACATAATGTTGTCGCCAATTATTCTCAATTGGAAAAGGCTTTGGC